GAGCCTATAGGACCGCCCCCCTAAGAACGAGGGGGGGGCGGCCTGTATTTAGCCAGCCAGATAGCGCCGGGGCATGGGCTGTAGATCATTTTTCAGGCTCAGGAGCCGGTTTAACGGGCTCAGGAGCAGGTGTAGGCGAAGGACGGGCAGTAGCCAGCCCGAGAGCGACAAAGCGCTCCTGTTGGGCCGGCGTGGGATTGTTGAAGGCCTCGACAAAGAGAACCGGATCGTTGTCGAATTCCGACCTGGCGGCGGCGGGCAGAGCCATAAAGGCTTCTTCGGCCTGGCGGATCATCTCGAGACCGGCCTGTAGATCCAGACCGGAGGGAAGATCCTGATAGACGCCGCGCGCCGCGGCTTGGTTGATATGATCGATTTGGCCGGTGGCCTCGAACTTGCGGACGATATTGTTTATGTCGCACTCGTCCTTGAACGATTGCTTGGTCATGGAAGGTTCCTTGACCAGCTCGCCGGTTTTGAGGTCGATGACCTCGCCGGTCCAATCGACGGAGATATGCGGCTGATACCAGCCGATAACGGGGATTTGCTTTGACATTAGCGGTTCCTTGTGTATGCGGGCGCAGGGTAGGGAGTCGTAACGGGCGAACGAGATTTGTCGATGATGCTGCCGACGGCATCAGAGAAAGGTTTGCCGACGGTGCGAGAGTACCAGTTCCATGCACCTACTCCGGCGTCCTTGGCTCCTTCGATAGCAGTCCCAGCAGACCGAGTAGCAGCAGCGCCCGCGTTGCCCCAGACGCCCGGTCCAAAGCGAGAAGCATTTTCTGCCTCAGCAGCCTTGATGGTAGCAGTGTGACGAGCGCTCGTAGCATTGTGACCCTCCGTGACAGTTTTTGCGTAGTCGTAGGCAGCGCTCGCGCCGGCGGCGCCGGCTTGAGCCCGTGAGTTTAGAGCGGAGTCGTACGCCGCTTTTTCTTGAGCGGCGGACGTAGCGGTGTCCTGTTTGGCTTTGTCCTGCATCACATTCGTTAGGACAGTTTCAGCCTTTTGTTTGTCAGAGGTAGTAGCGTTGAGGTCCTTCGTGGACTCGTCTTTTTCCGCTTGCGCGGTGACGGCTTTATAGGCGGCATATTTTTGACCCGCCTCAGCCGCAGACGAGACACCGGCACCCATGCCGGCACCGGGATTCCCAAGACTTGGAGAACCGGGTGCGTTGCCCATTTGACCGCCACCAGTGGCGGTAGCAGGAGAACCGAGAGCAAGGATAGGATTTAGGCCCGCCGAGTGCATGTCACCGACAGCACGTTGGTAGGCGGTGCCCGCGAAGTTATAGGCGTCGCGACGCGCAATGTCGGCCTGTTCCGCATTGAATTGCGCGGACTGTTGATTAGCCGCGATCATTTGCGCGTTGGTGCCTTGCTGACCGGAGGCACTCATCATGCCTCCGAGCAGAGAGCCGCCGGCACCAATGCCGGCAGCAATGATAGGAGCCCAAGCCATTAGAAGTGATCGATCAGGCCGGGCACGCCGTAAGTAGGCATGGGCCGGGCGCAGCGCAGGGTGAACCAGAAGTCACCGATGAAGGCAGGTTCCGATGGCACAGCGACGACGCGTGCTATCGGAGGAGAGTCTTCGATGAACGAAGCAGAGAGGGTAGGTAGCGCCGCAAATTTTTGCGCCAAGTGCCAAGTGTCGAGCGGTTGAGCCGCGTTAGAGCGGAGCTTGCCAGTAATAACCGAAGGTTTGTAGCGGTACTCCCCGTACCTCTCTTGATAGCCGAACACTTGGTCATCGACGGCGGTTCCTTGAGTGTAGATTTCCTTATTGAGAACGGCCTGCTCACCGATCATGGCGAGCGCGGGCCAGTAGAAATCATACTTGGTCGAGCGCGACCAGCGCCGGCCTAAGCCTTGCTGATAGTTGAGGTCCGCCCGGACCGAGCACATGCCGATAATGATGCCGTGCTCTGTAAAGGATTTAGTGAAGCCATGCCCTGATACCGTGGCAGTACCGTAAGCGGCCAAGTTTCCCTGTGGAGTCGAGCCGGCAACGGTGGCTTGGGTTTGTGCGACTTGGTGGACATTGACCATTCCCTGACCGCCGCCGAGATATTCGGCGCGCTGGAGCCGAGCATCGGGGGAGGTCACATTAAAGTGCGCTTGCACGATTTCAGTATAGCGCGTGCCGCCTCTGGCGTCGCGCTCCTGAAGTTTTTGAAGCTGGAAGGCTTGCCGTAGCTGATTGATGGTGGAGGCAGTCGCCGCCGATAGATCGACAGTGCCGTTAACGGCGGGGAATTGAGGCACCGTCGCGCCGGTCGTATTAGCGACGTTGATGGCGCTGACGTTGACGCCGGCAGTGGCGATCGTCACGCGACCGTCAGCGAACGCAGCGCCGGCAGTGCTCGAAAAGCCGAGAGCAGTGATAGGCGCGGAGGTGCCGAGCGGGATGGTAACGCCCGGTCCCTTTTGGGGCCACGGCAGAGAGCCGGTGAAGTAGTCGTGGCGCTTGCCACGTTTGAGAAGGGTGTAGTCGGTCACAGGATCAGGGCCATCGCCCAAATTGACCTTGACGGAGTTTTGAAGGTTTTGATCGCGGAACCATTGGTTCCAGATCAGATTATAGGCGCGCATATAAAGCGCGGAATGACTGAACCCGGCAATTTTAGTTGGCAGTTCGAAGTAGTCGAAGATTGATTGCTCACCATAGCCCCCGACGGGGGCAGTCATTTTCGGAATGGTGAAGCTCGTCGAGTCGCCGGGATTGTCCTGCTCACCCATGAATTTAGGGAAGTTAGACCAGAGCAGGCGAAGGGGAACGAAGAAGAAGAAAGTGTTGAGCCAGAGATTGTCCATGATAGGGCGCAAAGGCGTCGAGAGCCGACAGAAGCCCGTCATGTTGAGGTTGAAGGTGTCTCCCGGGAGAACCTCGTCATTGAAGATGGGAATTAGATAGCCGGCGTCGAACGAAGTCTTATAGCCGGAAGAACGGTCGAAGCTCGACCGGGGGATTTCAGCGCGGGGAACGCGAGAGAAGTCATGGCTGGCCGCCATGGTTGAAGGCATTTTAGCCATTGGATACGTCCTCCATCGGTGTCGTCCCGTTAGCGCCCTTGTTGGTGGCGTGATCCGGGAACGGTAGCTCCGATTGAAGCGCGCGCGCAAGATGGATTGCGTCGATCACATGGACGAGAGGCGCGACCGGCGTGTAGACGCCGGTTTGGTCGTCGAAGTCTCCGACGTAGTAAAGGACGTAGTCGTTGGGGTGACGCCCCAGCGAATTGTTAGTGTCTGCGACGGCGTCCGATAGAGTACGGACCGCCGCGTTGTCGGTGGGAGCGTAGTAAGGCATGTGGTAGCTCAGTGCCTTGCGATCAAAGATCGAGTAACAGCGTAGTCGCATCAGATGCTCCTTTTAAGCAGTTTGGTTTTAGATAGTTGGACGTCCTCACGGACTTTTAAACGGGCCGGAGTATTATCCGCCCGTTTTTTGTTCGATTGCAGCTTGCGCCGCAGTTTGATTTTTTTGAGTTCCTCCGCTGCCAGTTTTTTTACATAGAATTTAGGCACCATGTGCCTTTTGCCGTCTACGACACAGAAGTCCGACGGGTAGATATCAGATTTGAATGTGTTGAACCATGCGTCACCGATACCGGGACGCAGAGATTGCACAGCAAATTCGGGTTTGACGCGGACAAGATTGCCAGAGAGTGGATGAACCCGCGTGTAATAATCCGGGGCAATATCCCCGGATTGTTTTTTGATAACGTAGCGCGCTGTATAAGCGGCTGTTTTATATGTGAGATTGCCGACCGTTGAGAAGCCATAGGGCCAGAGTTTTGAGATTTTTTCAGAAGTGTAGAGATTGATATTATTTTTTGTTGAATGAAGTTTTAGATCAGTCGGACGGTAATTGAATATTAGATAGTGATAGTGTGGGCGATTGTCTAAATCGCCGTATTCGCCTGCGGCGAAGAACCGAATTTTGTGAGCCACGCTTGCGCGTAGGCGTTTCATGAATAGTTTGTGGACCTCGACGTCTATCGAGTAGTCGTCGGGCAGATTTTGGTCATTGTAGGTCAGCGTAAGGAAGCAGTTTTGAGCATGCATTTGAGCCTCATGCATGCAGCGGACCGCCCAGTCACGGGAGCGGTCCAAGCGGCAGCCGATACATCGGCCGCACGGTACAGAGAACGATAAACCCTCGACAAGACGTTGAGGGTGTTTGCTGTTGAACACCAGACCCCGCTTGCCGGTGGTCGGATTGACCTCCGACGACCGGTAAGCCGGGATGGGTCGAAAGCATGTCACCGTAGCTACAGGCGGATACCGCCGCGCATAGGCAGAGCAGGAGTGTTTTTTGGATGCACACGGACTGCATGTTTGGTGAAAGACCTTTTCGACTGGTTGTTTGAGAGTTTGTGTCGCTTCACGTTGTTCGCTCCTATTAGTGGTGAACAGGAGTGATCCTGTCACCTAGACCATATGAGATCAAGTAGATCATATGGTCGGGCTGCCGAAAGAGGCTCGGCAGGCACAGATTTCAGATCATTCGCGCGCCAAGAGGCGCGCCAGACATGAAAAGGGGGGTGCCTCATGGGAAGCACCCCCTGT